TTTGGTAACTTGTTGCAATCTCCAGTGGTATTACCAACAGCGGTGTTTTGGTAACTTGTTGCAATCTCCAGTGGTAATACCAACAGCGGTGTTTTGGTAACTTGTTGCAATCTCCAGTGGTATTAGCTTTCAGGTTTTTTTGAAAACGATGCTATACTCAAAAAGTCTAGGATAATTTTTGAATCTGTCGACCGACCTAGCGGACATTTGCCAAGACGATAGATGAGTTCTCTGAGGAGGGAATTATGGCCAATTCAACATTTAATGGACCGGTGAGGTCCGAGGGTGGTTTCGAACAAATCACCGTGACCGCCAAGACCGGTGCTGTCACAAACAATTTCGACATCGACTCAAGCGGAAATGTATCTGGAACAGGTACATTGAAGCTGACCGGAGCGGCGAACATCCTTTCCGATTACGAGTCAATCACCGACGCAACAAAAACGCTAACGTCAGCTGACACGGGAACCACGTATGGTTTCAACCGAGCTGCCGGAATCGTGGTCACGTTGCCAACGCCAGCCGCCGGGATCACCTATCAGTTCCTGGTCGAAACCACCTTCACAGGAGCTGGTCAGATCAAAACCGCGACCACCGATGGAACCGATGGGTTTCTAGGAACGGCGTTCTTGTTTGATACAGGCGAAATTGGCGAGACTGACAACTTTCACCCGGCATCATCCAACGATGTGATTGATCTGGGCGCAGTAGAGCAGGGCTGGTTGACTGGTGGATTCATCAGACTGACGGGTGTCAACACAACAACCTGGTTTGTCGAAGCATTCTTGATGGGCGACGGAACATTAGCAACTCCATTCACTGACAGCTAAGGAGTAACCAATGGCGACCAAATCAAGTGGTTACGATGTAAAGGCGGTCCATCTGACCGCCGATACGCAAGCGCTGGATGCCGATGGCATTTCAGCAGCAGCAGCAGTAGGCAATAACGCCGCACTGACGATCGGAGGCGCCCTCGCCTCCGGCGGTTCGTGCACGTTTGATGCCGGAAGAGTCGTAACCATTCTTTCGGCTGGGGACGATTCTGCTATTTCATTTACCGTTGTCGGAACTGACGTGAACGGTGATGCGCAAACCGAGTCAGTCACAGGTGCAAATGCCGGCACTGCAACGGGGTCAAATTATTTTAAAACCGTTACAAGCATCACTGCTGTGGGTGACCCCGCCGGCAATGTGAGCGCTGGTGTAAATGCATCTGCTGCTGACGTTGTTTTTGGCGGCAGATCTCGGTTTCAAGGCATAAACCTGGTGTGTACTGGCACCGCTGGTGTGTTGAATTTTCTGACGACGAGCCCAACTGGAACAAGCGTTTACAAGGTCGGAACGGTGGCGTCAGCGACTGCAACCAGAGATTTAACCATTCCAGACGAGGGCATGGTGTTTTCTGCTGGAATCTACGTGCAGTACACGGTGTCAACTTTCAACACGTTGACGGTGTTTCATGCTTAGCAGGAGCTAAATAAATGAGCCTCTATGCTGGCGACATGGGTTCTGTGCTTTTAAGGAGATCTACTGGCGCAGATCCTAGAGCTCGTTACAATCCTTTGCTGGATATGACGCCACGTAGGCGTGGAATTGGCAGCTTGCCTGGCGGTTTTAACCCGTATCAGCAACGTAGGCCGTTTATGGGTAGAGGCTTCAACCCGTATCAGCAACGTAGGCCGTTTATGGGTAGAGGGATGGGCGGTTTTAACCCGTATCAGCAACGTAGGCCGTTTATGGGGAGAGGTTTCAACCCTTACCAGCAACCACAAGTAACTGATCCCCAGCAAAGAGTTCAGCTTCCACCACCACCAGTTGCGCCTCAATCAATTTTTGATGTATATCAGCAATTGGGAGATCAAGATCAGGGTGCGTTTTTGAAAAGATTTGGATTAGCAAAAACTCCGATGGCAGAACCAATGCCACAACGAAGAGATTTTGACAGTGCGACGGAATTTCGTGAAGAAATGGACGATTACAAGAGCGGAAAAACGGAAAGATTGTCAATGATGGTTCCTGGAATGCCGGGTATTTCTAAAGCATTTACAGCGCCAGCTCCAATGGCAAGGCCAGTTATGCCAGCTCCAGCCCCAATGGCAAGGCCAGTTATGCCAGCGCCAGCTCCAATGGCAAGGCCAGTTATGCCAGCGCCAGCTCCAATGGCAAGGCCACGACGGAGTGATTTTGGATCTCGTGATGAAGGCGGACACATGGAGTATCGTGATGCAATGAGAGGGTACAACGCTTCATTAAATCCAACTGGCATGAGGTACGGCGGACTTGCAAGCATTCCGAGAAACTTAGGCAGGGTTTAGGCATAAAGATGCTAGAATTAGCACAAAAGGAAAAGAGATGCCGAAAGTAGACGGAAAACATTATGAATATAGCCCTAAAGGCATATCTATGGCTCAAAATGCAGCCAAGAAAAAGGGCGTGAAAGTGCAATACAAGCGTCATGGTGGAGCTGCGAAAAAAAAATCAGGCTATAACCCGCTAGGCAATTGCGGCTTGTTTGGGCGTAAATAATGGCGGTTTCTGGATCAAAAGATTTCGAGCTCGACGTAGCAGATTATGTTGAAGAGGCTTTCGAGCGCTGTGGGCTAGAGCTTAGAACTGGTTACGACTTAAAATCAGCAACAAGAAGTCTGAATTTAATGCTGGCGGAGTGGGCTAATCGCGGTCTAAACCAGTGGACGGTTACAGAAAAAACCGTGGCTATGGTAAAAGACACTGGCACTTACAATATTGATAGCAGTAACGCTACTGCGCCGATCGATGTTTTGGACGTGTTTGTACGCGAAACAATCGGCGGTACAGACACTGACATGCCGTTGAATCGAATGAGCCGCGCTGAATACACACATTTGGCGACTAAAACAACCACTGGCAAGCCAAACCAGGTCTTCATCAACAAGCAGCTGACGCCAACCATTACGGTTTGGCCAGTGCCAGACAAGTCGTCCACTTATACTGTCTACATGAATGTCCTGACCAGGATGGACGACGCCGATGTGGGCGCAAATACGATGGACATTCCTTTTCGGTTCTACCCGTGTCTTGCGGCCGGCTTGGCCTATTACATGAGTTTAAAAAAAGCGCCAGATAGGACCGGCATGCTAAAACAGCTGTATGAGGAAGAGTTTCAGCGTGCACAAGAACAGGATGAGCCACGAACAAGCTTTCGGGTGGCGCCCCAGCTTGGTGGATACAACTCTCCGTAATCATGGCGCATGCAACGGGTAAAGAAGCCTACGGAATCTGCGACATCACTGGGTTTCGTTACAAGCTTCTAGAAATGAAAATGACGTGGGATGGCCTTCTGGTCGGTCCAGACCAATGGTCGCCGAAACACCCGCAGCTCGATCGAAAAGCGTATCCGGCGGATCCGCAATCTTTGAAAAACCCACGCCCAGACACGAGCGACGACAATAAAAAGTTTTTGGTTTATACAAATGTGGGCAATGGTATACTTGGAGCAGTGCTCGACACCTTTGAAGTTGAGTGTAGCGTAGGGGAGGTAACCATCGAAATCACATGAGTTTTACACTGGCTACATTAAAAACAGCTGTTCAGGATTACATGGAGTCGAGCGAAAGCACCTTCACCACGCAGCTAAATACTTTAATTACAGAGGCGGAAAATCGCATATTCAACGCGGTTCAATTGCCCGTGCAGCGGAAAAACGTGCAAGGCACAACAACCATATCAAACCGTTTTTTGGCAACGCCAACTGATTTTTATGCGCCATTTAGCGCTGCGGTTATAACAAGCAATAAGTATTATTATCTAGATTTCAAGCACCCTTCATTTATCAAAGAATACAGTCCTACAACGACGGTTACGGGTAGACCCAAATATTACAGTCTGCTCGATGACACCGCGTTCGAGCTGAGTCCGATTCCAGACGCCGCTTACACGGTTGAAATTCATTATCTTTATAANCCGGCGAGCTTAACCGCTGGATCCGATTCTGGCACCACTGTGCTGTCCACCGACTACCCTGACTCTTTGTTGTACGGCACCCTAGCAGAAGCTGCCGTGTTTTTGAAAGAGCCACCAGAAAGCATTGCAAATTTTGAAATGAGATTCAAAGAAGCATTGGCTGGCATGAAAAATCTTTCAGAGGGCCGCAAACAACGCGACGAATATAGGTACGACGCACTTCGTCAAGGCGTCTCGTAATGCAGCCGATTGAAGAGCTAGAGGGCGCACACGTCGCTCTAATGGGTTTAGGAACTTCCCAGATAGATTATGTCATTGCCAGAGAAAATTCTGTAGATTGGGATGAAACTTGGGGTTGTGGCAGCACTGCTGCTGTTTTCAATTTAGATCGTCTTTTCATGATGGATCCCGCCAGCCGGTTTTTTGACACTGATGACGCTGGAAATCAAACACAAGTTATGCGCGACATTCTGCCATTTTTGGACATCCCGGTTTACTCGTGCGAGCTCGATGAGCGAGTGCCCTCTATCGTTGAGTTTCCGCTAGACGAGGTGATTGCCGATACGAGATGCGCCTATATGAATAACACGGTGGCATACGCGGTAGCATTTGCCTACTGGAACCGTGTCGCACACATTGACTTGTTTGGCATTGATTTCAGCTACAAAGGCAACATTCATTTTGCAGAGGCCGGTAGAGCGTGTGTTGAATTCTGGCTGTCAAAATGCATCGAAAAAGGAATAAAAGTCGGCGTTAGCCCCAGGTCTGCGCTTTTGGATTCCAGCGTGCCGCTAAATGAACGTTTGTACGGCTATCACCGGTTGGACAATCCCAAGGTGGCTCTGCCAAAGGATGACGAATGGTTTGTGTGCGATTATGCCGAAATGGAAGGCATGATCGAGCGCGGCGAAACAACCATTCAAAAGGAAAATAGGCCGCCGGAGCCCTACAAAGGATGACTGACAGCTTTATACAGCTTGGCAAGGTGAGCGTGTCAACAACAGCAAACAAGGGTCATGACCCAGAGTTTTGGGCAGAGCAAGTGACCAACAAAATTTGCGGAATTTCCGAACATGCGCCTGAGCATGTAAGACAGCAAGCTTTAGCCTTTAGAAATGCCGTTTATGATATAGTCCTAAGAGGCATACGCAGTGGGATTGCGTCTGATAGAACAACAGTGGTTGGTTTATTGCGCCGGCAGGGCCAAGAAGAAATGGCAAATATTATTAAGCAGTTATAATCAAATAACGGGAGTAATTTATGGCAATCACGAGTGCAATTTGCAACAGTTTTAAACAAGAGATCCTGGTTGAAGGTCATAATTTGACCAACGGGGCGGATAGCTTAAAGCTTGCGCTTTATACAAGCTCGGCAACGCTTGGCGCTGGTACAACTGCATACGTCACCACAGGACAATCAACCGGAACTAATTATTCTGCTGGAGGTTCCGCGCTTACTAACGTAACGCCAGCTCTTTCCGGTTCGACAGCGGTTTGCGATTTCAGCGATTTGACATTCGGAAC